CTTTGCTTTTTTCCAGTTCAGATATGAAAATGCGCAGCTCGTCCATTTGCGTACTATAGTCAGCGCTGAGCTCCTGATAATCCTCTCTGGTAATGATTCCTTTAGTTAGGTCTTCGTATAACGACGCTTTCAAACTGCTAAGCTTGTCGATTTTGGCTTGAGTGTCTTTCAACTGGCTTGAAATAATTGAAAAACGTGTACATGCTGATTTGGATCTGTTCAGCATTTGCACCAGTTCTTTGGCATCGGAAAAAAGCCGGATCTGATTCCGAATGAGGGTAAGAGCCACTGACTCCACATGATCCATCTTCACGCCCTTTTTCGGGCAGTATTCCGTACCGTAGCCTTCGTGAATGGAGCAAATGTAATAGGTGCCGTTGTTCCCTTTTCTTCGGATATACATGCCGCGCCCGCATTCTCCGCATTTGAGGATACCCTTAAAAATGTTGGCACGCTGGCCGGCGCAATCGGTTGTGGCAACCAGTGCATACTCCTCCTTCCTCGCTTCAAAGATACCTTGAACCTTTTCATATAGAGCTGTTGATACGATTGGCTCATGCATGCTCTTTCGGACGATCCATTCTTCTTCCGGTACACTGACAATCTTTTTGCTGCCGGTGGTCAGATAGCCAGAGTGATGCTTGTTGGCAACGATCCATCCAATGTAAATGGGGTTGGTAAGTATACTTTTTACGGTGCTCATATACCACAAGGACTTCTTGAACCTATCCGATTTTTGCTGTCCCATCAGATACCGATAATTCCCAGGAGACGGGACACGTTGCTCATTCAGCGTTTTTGCCACGAAACGCATGGTGTTGCCGTCTGCAAACAGGCGGTAAATCTCTAATACGATTGGGGCAGTATCGGGATTCGGAATCAGATGGCCTTTTACGTTCGGATCAAGCATATACCCGTAAGGGGCAATCCCGGCGGTGTATTGTCCGGCCATCTGCTGATTCCTTTTGACGGAAGTGATCTTCTTTGCTATATCGCGTGCATAGAGTTCATTCGCGTAGTTACGAATCTGTACTGAGATATCCGGCGTATCGGTCAGTGTATCAAAACAATCAGTTACTGCGATGAAACGAATGCCCAGCTGAGGAAAGACCTGTTCAATGAAATCTCCGCTTTCCAGCATGTTGCGTCCCAGTCGGGACAAGTCCTTGACAATGACACAGTTCACTTTTCCCGCACGGATATCGGTCATCATCCTGGAGAACTCCGGTCGAATGAAGTTGGTTCCTGAGAAATTGTTGTCGGCATAGGTATCGTAAACATGAATATCCGGGTGCTGTGAAACGTAATCCTGTAGAAGCTGTATCTGCGTGCCGATTGTGTCGGCTTCTCTTTTCCTCTCCGTATCTACAGAAATACGGGCATAGAGCGCCGCAGAATACTCCGCTGTAGAAGTGTTTGGTGTATTTCCGACGTTCTGTGCCGGTGCTTTTCGACTTTTTCTAGCCATTTTTAAGCCTCCTTCTTTATCTGCTCAGACTGATATTCAATCAGTGCAGACTTCAGTTTTGCAAAATCCTGAGAATGAGCAAACTCGATCGTAATGCAGCTATCTCTATATACATATACTTTTTCAATGCACTCGACAGCAACAGCACGGGTTATAGTTGTCAAATCCTTATAACGGATAAAGTCCTGCATCCAGTTGTTCGGCGATGCCTTCCCGGAAAGAAAGACACTCAGTTCGCGCTCGACCTGCTCCAGTGCAATCAGAATATTTGCTATCCTGGCATCGTACTCGGCTCTGATCTCGCAGAAATCTTCCGTGGTAATAACGCCGTCTTTCATGTCTTCATACAGGCTGGCCTTCAAACTGCGGTATTTGGCCAGATCCTTGTTGAAGTGCTCTCTTCGTTCTTCGCACTTGGCAATATTGGCCTTCTGATATGGGGCCTTTTGAATCTCCTCCAGGCTCCTTTCCAGTTCCACAACAACCTTGATATGCTCTCGAAGTGTGCTGAGAACTGCCTCGGATATCTTATCGCAGGGGATTGTACCCAAGCCGCAAGAGATGCCGCTCTTCGTTGACGAGCATCTGTATCGCGGTTCCGACTTGCGCCCTGATTTTACAACAGACTGGTGGCACTCACCGCACTCCAAAAGTCCTGAAAGCGGGCCGACGATTGTAGTTCCGGGTGTACAGCGCGTATCCAACGCTGCGATTTTTTGGGCGAGATGAAACACATGGGCAGGAACAATCGCTTCATGGGAGTTTTCTACTGTGACCCATTCGCTCTCATCCACCCTTACGACCTGCTTCAGCTTATAGTTTGGGCGACGGCGGATGCCCTGTCGCAGCGTACCCATATACACAGGATTGGCAAGAATTCTTGCGACAGCAACTGAAGACCATAGGGTTCGGCTTTTTGTTTTGAAACCCGAATAGAAAGAGACACCGATGCTGTGCTTATACTCAAGCGGTGACAGAATTTGCTTGTCATTCAGCTTCTGAGCAATCGCAGCGTTACTGAATCCTTCAATCTTCCACGCAAAGATATCCTGTACAACAGTTGCGGCATACGGATCCGGTTCGATTTTGTTGTGATCACTCTCGCATTTCCGGTAGCCATAGGGTGTATAAGCACCGATATACTCACCATGACGCCGTTTAACCTCCAAATGGCTCCTGGTCTTTACGGAAATATCCCGGCTATAGTTGTCGTTCATGAGATTTTTGAGCGTGATGCTCATCTCACTACTCTCGTCAAAGGTGATTGTATCGATGCCATCGTTGATGGCTACCAGGCGCACGCCCCAAACAGGAAATAGACGATGGATATACTTTCCGGCATTGATATACTCTCTGCCGAATCGGGACAGGTCTTTCACGACCACACAATTGATACGCCCGGCCTTGATTTCTTCCAGCATTTCCTGGAAGGCCGGACGATCATAGTTTGTCCCTGTATATCCATCGTCTATTTTGATGGAGACAATATTAAATTCCGGCTTATCCCTCAGAAAGTCGAGGATAAGCTGTTTCTGGTTGGTTATGCTGTTGCTCTCGCGCCCAGACTGCGCGGCGATGAGGTCCTCTTTAGAGATACGGACATAGATAGCCGTATCATAGATTCTCATCTCGGTTCCGATGTTCTGCATAGTTCACTCCTCCCGGTTGGTTTGGACCGAGAGGAGTGAATAAGCAATTTTGCCCGAAACAATTATAGCACGATAGTTCAGGCAAGTCCAGCAGCAGTTCTGACCAGGAAGGAATTACCAGATCAGAGCATTTGCTGGTGCTCCAACAGTTGCTTGAAGACTTCCTCAAACGTCGGCCCGTCTTCTGCGTATTTGATCTTGACGGCAACATCACCCACCCGGACGGCATATGGATTCTTGACCTGCCTCAGATAGCTCAGTATCCTTTCCGGAACCGGCCTCGACTGATCGATTTCCACTGTATTCAGGTCAACGAGCTGGCTTTTGTCGATCGTTCGGATATCCACGGCCTTGAGTTCCTCCCATTGCTCGGGTGTGATCTCAAGGGGATCATCGGGAATGTCGTCTAAAGAATATGGTTTCATCTGCTTGGCAGTGGATGCATCTGACATGTTGATATGACACCTCCTTGCGTCGGTTGCGTGTGAATCGCTTCTCATAATAAATGTAGAAACAGGGGCCTAAATGACCACCCTCATATCGCGATTATTTTTCGTTCCTCTCAAATTCATCCGGCTCCAACGTGAAAAGCGGGAATATATCAAGATTTGCTTCTTCCGGGCAGTTCAGCCCCATGGCTGCCAGCACTTCCTGCTGTACGTCCGGCACCAGATCACGTATATAGATTTCAATCATGTCGTTCATATCCTCCTTGTTTGACTTGAAGCGGTTAAGGAGAAGTCGAGCGTTGCCTGTCAAATAGTCTGCCCATATTCTGGGCAAATCAACGCTCGGCTATTCCCTAATTTCTTTACATCATCTTGCTGTCAGTAAGGCAAAGGAGCAGCGCCTTGGCTCGTGCGCTACTCCTTCGTCATTATCGGCTTGTCTTGGAGAGGAGAAGATCATCGATTCCCTTATACTTCGGGTCCCAGGAAACGGGGATCATCTCAAATCCATGTTCGGCACCTGCTTCGATTGCATAGTCCCGCAGCTGCCTGACAGCGTCGTTTGTCCTGTAATCAGAGTCATACATTACGAGAACTCGCCGTTTACCCATGTCGTAGAGCGTCGTAAGCGCTGCTGCGAGCTGTGACTTGTTCGAAACGCCAGTAAGACCAACGAATCCATGCGGATAGTTCATGGCGTGCGAGAGAAAGAAGGCTATATCGGCCTTCATGACTCCTTCGGTCAGGCAGATCGTGTCATCATCCGCTTTTTCTCTTACACCGACAAAATGTGCACAGCATCGGGATTGTGTCCCATAGTATTTCTCAGCACTTGTCAGGTTATAGAATTTGTGATGATACACTTTATCGACTCTGACCTGTATAGCCTCTATCTGGCCATCCACGTTGCGATCGGGCAGCATGATGCCCGATCCTCTGATATCGAGTACCCATTTCCCGCTTTCACGGTCACAGTAGAAGCCAGGTACGCCTTCCAGCGTGCAGCCACGTTCAATCAGTTCTGCCACGATTTTGCTGGTTCCCATCACGGGCGTCGTGCGGTACCCCAGCCACTCGATCTGTTCCTGCGTGAGACCTCTGTCCATAAGCGAATCCCTATGTGAAGGGCACAGACTCAGAAGAGACATCAGGTTCGAGTACGTGTTATCACGGACATCGGCTGATGCAATGGGCATATCCGCAGTGTCAATCTGCTGGTGTCGTCTTCGAGGAAGTGCTTTCGAGTCACCGTCGCGGAATATTTTGCAGAGCTCCTCATATGCGGTATTGAGGCTAACGTCGCAGTATTCCGCGTAAAGGTGGAGGACGCCCCCACCTTTACCGCAGCGATTGCATCTGAAGACATTGTCGCTGAGCTTGACATTCATATGGGCTTTCCGGTCAGCACAGAAGGGGCATCTGCAATGCAACTGCGTGCTTGTCGCCCGAACCACCTCTATGGCGAGCAAATCAACGACTTGTTCAATATCACAGGGTAGGTTACTCGTTGTGTTGCCCATAGACATTTACCTCTCTTGCACGGGAATCAACTGGCCATCTTCTCGACTGCGTTCAGCAACACTGTGGCACCGGCTTTCAACGCAAGGTTCCTGCCGGCATAGTTCTTCACGTACCAAGCAAGATCTCCGGGCTGGATCATGGCGATTTCGCCCAGCGTCCTGCCGGCATATCTTCCGACATCGACTTTTACTGCCTTCGCGTCCTCAACACTCATGGACTCAATGAGTTCCGAAAGCGTCTTCGGAGTGGAAGGCCTGGCAGCGGCAGCGGGCTTGGCAACTTCAGACGCTGGCGCAGAAACCTGCGATACCGGCTTCGCAGCTTCGGGAGTTGCAGAAGACGGTGCCTGCGTATGGATTGCCGCAAGCGGCTGCTCGGTATCGTCCTCCGGCGGAAGCTTGATCGGGGCGTCGGCAAAGCTCTGCGTATCGGTATCTCCGCTGAAGCAGAACTGAGTGCCATAGCCGGCATCGGCAAGCGCGCGGCCCTTCGCAATGGTTTCCGCGACTTCGAGGAACCGATCGCCAAACGTGTCCTGGGTAAAGAACCTGTGGGAGTACGCTTTCCCAATGTACTGATCCGGTGGATCGGCCTTGTTCGCATACACACGGCAGCACACACAGGCCGATTTGTCGTCCAGATGGACGATTTCGGGATCCAGCTTTCCGTCCGGATGATGCAGGCGGAACCAGAGGACGCGGTACTTGGCGTCAAGATAGACATCCGCACTTCCGTCCTCGTTTTTGCTTGCCCGGACAAAATCCGCCGGATTGAATCCGTCTACCACGTTGATAGCCGGTATCATTTTGCTGTTCAATTCACTCACGGTAATTGCACCCTTTCATAATAAATGTAGGAATAGGATGGCTTTTGACCACCCTATTCCTCAAAATCAGCAGGCCTGC